TACTGCTTGATGACTCTGCCTGCAATCAAGGCGCTTGAAGTTGTGCATCGAAGTATGCCCCCTGTCCCCCATGCGAAAAAGGAATAATCCAAGAAGATGGAACCGTCCTGCAAAACATGTACGAAATGCGGAGTATCTCAATCCGTGGGTCAGTTTGCCCACCGCAGGGGAGCTAAGGATGGGTTAGCCTCTTGGTGTCGTACTTGTTCTAAGAAGAATTCTAGGGATCACTATTTGCGTAATCGGGAGAAGTATTTGGGACGACATAGAGAGTGGCATAGGGCGAATGACGGGGGGCATTGGGCACAAACCAAGACGCTGTATTCTGTGACAAAGGAACAATATCAACTTCTACTGCGGACTCAGAACGGGGTCTGTGCGATATGCCGCTGTGTTCCGGGTAAACGGCATCTCCATATAGATCACTGCCATGAATCTGGAAAAATCCGGGGGTTGCTGTGTGGAAATTGCAATCGAGGTATCGGGTATCTGCGGGATGATGTAGGAATACTTCGGCTTGCTCTGGTCTATTTGGAGAACGCATGACACAAACCAAACCACCCCCTCCCCCGCCTCAATTTTCGGGGGGTCTCAAAATACCGCCGCCGACTGTCGCCCCGTCCCAACCTGCGAAACAGCTTGAGCACTATAAACTCCCCATGCGGGATACCTACAAGCCTAGTTGGCTGGCTGTCCTGCGGGAGTGTCATTATCCCACAGATGTTTTAGTTCTGGATTTTGAAACTTTTTTTGATGGCGAGTACAAGCTGGCGGGTAGGGGCGATGGGTTGAGCACGGTTGAATACGTCACCTCGCCTCAGTTTGAAGTGCTGGGGATGGGAACTTTGTTGATGGATGGGGGCAAGGCCCCATTCGGCGAATACCAAAACCAGACTCGGTTCTATCTTAGGGAAGATCGCGTAGCGGAACACTTAAAGTACCTACAGGATCGGTTTGGGCAGAACCTCGAAAAGCTCACGGTGGTTGCGCACAACGCTGCCTTTGATCTGCTAATCTTGAAGGAGAAGTATGGCATCAGTCCTCCCCACGTTATTGATACATTGGGACTTGCTCGACATTGGAACGCTCGTACCTCAAATAGCCTTGACGCCCTTACGAAACGATTTGCTCTACCCCAAAAGGGCGACACCTCGCAATTTAAAGGCGTCACCTATCGCAAGCGGTACACGAGGCCGGGGGGTAAAAAGAAAGGGCCAAAACTCCCAACCCCAACCCCGCTCATCACCCCGGAGCAAGAGAAAGCCCTGATCGCCTATGGGTTGAATGACGTGATGCGAGAGTGGGAGTTGTTTACGATTCTCCTCCCCAAACTCAGCCGCCCCGACGTTGAGCTTCCGCTGATGAAGCATACCCTGGGCCTGTTCCTGCAACCTACTCTCTGCGTGGACAATGAGAAGGGGGTCAACCTCATACAGCGGATGGAAGCTGAGATTGACGCGGTATTGCAACCCACGGGATTGACTCGCGTGGAAGTGAATGGGGATTTGCGGTTTGAACAAGAGCTTACTGATGCTCTGCGGGCGTTCGGGGACAATCCCCAAGGGTATTACAAGCTGATGAAGAGTGGGTGGATTCTCGCTATCGCCAAAGATGATCCCCAACGAGCGAAGTTAGAGAAACACCCGAGTGAGAAGGTACGGCAATTGATGGCTGCTCGGGCAGCTACATCGTCATGGCCCCTGCATATCAAACGAGTGCAACGAATCATGGCTCAGGCAACAGCGATGGGGGGCAAACTGGCTGTGCCCCTCAAGTACTACGGAGCGCACACGGGCCGATGGAGCGGGGGAGAGCGGATCAACCTCCAAAATCTAGGCAGTCGGGGCCATGCCCTAGTCAATGAAGTGAGGGAAATGCTTGTGGCCCCACCGGGGCACATGCTAGTGATTGCAGACGCGGCTCAGATTGAAGCTCGCGTACTCGCATGGATCGCGGGGCAAGAGGATTTGGTAGCAAAGTTCGCTCGCGACGAAGAGGTGTACTGCGGATTCGCGTCAAAGGTGCTGGGGTGGACTGTGCGCAAACCCCGGAAAGACGGGGATGGGATTCCCGCTATCGAAGCTCGGATGCGATGGGCGAGAAACAGTATTGGCAAGATTGGGATACTCGGCTGCGGGTACGGGATGGGTCAAGATCGGATTCACGAAATGGGTGAGGGGGAGTTTGACCTGGACACGGCCCTGAAAATCAGGGACACGTATCGAGCCGAACATCCCAAAATCACACAGTTTTGGAAGGATATCGAGCGGGCATTCAGTTATACGGCCCGTTACCGCAAGTCCTGCGAGATGCCCCGTGGGTTGAGGTTCCGTAGTATGCCCGATTGCGATGTAGCCATTGTGCTGCCGTGCGGTAGGGAACTCTACTACCACAAGGTTCGGCTCAAGGAGGGTGGGAATTTCGGCCCGACGATTGAGGTATGGAATGAGATGACGAAGAGTTGGGGTCATGTGTGGGGAGGACTTCTAACTGAGAACGTAGTCCAAGCGATATCGCGGGATATCCTCGCCGAAGCAATTCTGTGGCTTGAGAGTGTGGGTATCCACACCGCCCTACATGTACATGACGAAATTGTAGCTGTTGTGCCGGAGCATCAGCCAGAACAAGCGTTGCTAATAGCAATCCAAGAAATGAGTAAACGCCTGGCGTGGGCACCCGACTGTCCCCTGGGTGCTGAGGGTAAGGTCTCTAAGTTCTACTGCGCACACTAATAATGAATCTACCCTTAACTCAGGGCAAATTTACCATAGAGCGGGAGGGATATGCCCCTCATTAACGCCCCACTCTCTGAGTACGCCTTTTTTGCCGGGATTGATCCGGGATTTTCCGGGGCGATCAGTCTAATGAATGCAACGGGTACGAGTGTCAAAGTGTGGGACATGCCCGTTACGGAGATCGGAAAGATAAAGAAGTACCGGGCACTGGATTTGACTAAACTGTGTTCCATCTTGCGGGGGGTATTCCTTCTCCCCCGAGTGTGTTGGGGGCTGGAGAATCCGACCACTAGACCAGGAGAAGGAGCAGAGAGATGCTTCCGATTCGGCAGGCAGATTGGTTCTCTTGAGGCCCTGTTACATCGAAGTGGAAATGACTACTGCCTGATCTCTCCTATGTTGTGGAAGAATCGACTAGGTTTAGACGGCAAGACCATAGCCGGGGCCAATGAAAGGGCTGCTGAGGAATTTGAACGCCTCTACCCTGAGCACAAAGCTCTGATCCATGGCCCCCGAGGGGGAATTCTTGATGGCAGAATGGATGCACTGTTAATCTGCCACTTTCTACGAATGTGTACGGGCAGTGAGACAGACAGGAAGTTCGGTAAACAGTCTCCCGAAGCCTTCGCGTATTGTGCGAGTGGGGGTGGTAGGAGTCACGGAAAGCGACCGATGAGGTCTTTGCGGAGTCATACGAATGGATCATCTAATGGTCGAGAAGAAAGTCTATGATGTACTCGTGGCAGCGGAAAACTGGTTTTCCCACCAAACACTCCATTTGCATGGGCAGTCCCATGACCTGGTAGATACTAGACTTGAATTGGTGAGTGTTCTCATGGAACTTGTGAAGGAGTTGAGCAATGCCCGAGACTAACCCCCGATGCTTCCACATTTCCGCGAGTGCAATTAGTGCTTTGAAAGCGTGCCCCCAGCGTTTCAGACTCGCCTACCGCGAGGGTTTGCGGCTCACCGCAGACACCGACAGTCAACGTATGGGGACAAATTGGCATTCGATGCACGAGGTCTATGCTGGTGTTGTGGCAGAGGGGCTTGAGAATGAGGGACAGCCGCCCCTAGAGGATATTAGAGAAGCGGCCTCTAGGGCTGTTGTCGATTATCTGAATCAGCGATACGAGCAAATGCCCGCGAGTAAGATAGCTAAAGAGTGGGCATTGGAGCGAGAAATTCTCCTCACCAGTTTCGTCGGGTATTTATGGTACTGGGAGAATGACCCCGTAGAAGTGTTGGCTTCTGAGATGCCCTTTGATCTGCCCCTTCATGCCCCAAAAGTGGGACTTCCTTTACCCTTAGCCGAGGTTGTGCGGGTCGGGAAGTTTGACCACATCGTTAGATGGCAGGGGATGGTGGGGTGTATGGAACGCAAGAGCACAAGTCGATCTATCGCTTCTGATTCTGACTATTGGGATAGGGCAAAGAAGGATACACAGGTTTCAATGTATGCCCTGGCTTTCCGCGATCTCATCGAATTCGAGGGCAATGATATTTTGAGCGCTGCGGGGGTAGAGTTCTCCATGGATGATCGCCCTGGCAATACCCTCTACGACGTTTGGCACAAGCCGACGATCAAGCCCGCAATGCTGACTCAAAAGGAGACCGCTGAGTTCATTCAAACCGGAGAGTATTGCGGGCAAGTGTTTGTAGTGACTGGCGGTTCTGGCGGGGGCAGTGTCAATGGGGAACTCATGGAGGTTGAACCCGGCAAAAAGGGCTTCGCAATCAGGGAAACGGTAGAGATGTTCGGTGCTCGCCTCCTTGCTGATATCCACACGCGGCCCGAGTTCTACTACGCCCGCAAGGAGATCGTGCGTACAGATCAGGAGATTTGTAAGTTCAGGTCTGAGTTGTTCAATATCTATGAGATGCAACGGCTGTTTGATAAGACGGGGCACTGGTATGAAAATGAATCGCAATGCAGGGCTACTTTCCCCTGTTCCTATATCCCGATTTGCTTTGGGTGTGGTGCTGACGCCGTGTGTGACGGGAGAACAACGCCTGCGGGTTTCCGTCGCATATTCGTTGATCCCAAAAGGGATAGTAGTGTAGTGGAGGACGACTGATGTTTGGTGTCGAGTATTACACCAGCTCTGTGCATACCCTTGTGGTTCGCATCGGACCGGTGTGGTTGCAAATAAGTATCGGTCATTAATAGGAGAATTACCATGACTAGGGGTGTGTTTTTCCGCTGGATAGGCCCCGATTTTATGGCGGGGCTGGCCCTAACGTTCAAGTATGGCGGGGTGATTGTCGGATTCGGATTTATCACCCTCGAAATTATTTGGAGGTCGAAACTTGACTAAACCCCCTTCAATGACAACAAAACCCAGACCGATGCTCGGCATGGGGGGCAAGCCCTCTGCTATCCCCGCACGTGTCGCTAAGGTGTTTAGCGTCAAACCGTGGACTGAGGAGGGACAGGGCAAAAAGATTCTGGTCTACTCTGAGTCGGGCATGGGTAAGACCACCCTCGCTAGCATGGCCCCCCAAGCCCGCTTCATCGGGGCGGATGATGGTGGGCGCATGATCGTGAACCCGAAAACGGGGGCGAGGATCAGCGTGGTAGAGGGTGTCGCGGACTTTCGGGATGTGCGGGACGCGATACGTCAACCGGGTCTGTTTAAACTGGGCGAAACCGCCGTTTTCGATACAATCACGTTTATCGAGAAATGGGCCGAAGCCTACGCCTTTGAGACGATCAAAACGGATAAGGGTCTTACCGTAGACAGCATCGAGGGCTACGGTTATGGGAAGGGGTATAAACATCTGCTTGACGTGATGCGATTGCTTCTGGCTGATATGGAGGGGTTGGTGCGTCAGGGAACGAACATCCTGCTTCTCGCCCAACAGAGTCAAACTACTGTGGCTAATCTTGAGGGAACAGACTACCTTCAGGATGGGCCAAAACTCGCTGCAAACAAGAACAACAGCGTGCGAACAGAGTTTGTGGAGTGGGTGGATCATGTGTTTCGCATCGGACACCAGTCCGTCGTTGTGACGAGAGATGATAAGCGAGCTATCCGGGGTAAGGCGACGGGTTCAATCGACCGAGTGATTTACACCCGCAAACAACTCCACTACCTTGCTAAAAGTAGGCCAGTCAACGGGTATACCATACCCGAGACTGTTGCTTTCTCTCAACCGGATGATGACTCATTGTGGAAATTTGTGTTCGAGGGAGCGAGGGTAGAGGAGTGACAGCGAACATTTTGATCTTGATCGGATGCCTGTTTTTTATAGCAGGCACGTTAGTGAACATATGGCGTTTACTCTAAGAGGTGATCGTGAATCAACTGGATACGGCTGGTACTTATCGTGGCGAAATTCTCGAATCGGCTCTGGGCGAGACGAAGAAGGGCTTTCCGCAAGCGGTATTGCGACTCAAGGCCCTTGAGAAGTGGGTCGAAGACCCAGCAGGGATGAAGCACTTCGATCTTACCGAACCGGGTTGGGTGGACTGGTCTTCTTTCGACGAGAATATTGTTGCCTACCTCGTGCTGTTCAACTCTACTGAGGTGTTTGAACCAGGGCAGACAGACCTCAAGAACTATGGACAATTGAAGACGGCTACAGGGTGGAACGGCGAGGAGTTTGATTCGCTTGGCGATGGAGCATTGATTGGCAAGAAACTCCTGTTCCGACTGGAGGACCACGAGTATCAGGGAAAGTCCGGCCTTCAGGTCAACTGGATTGACGCTTGGGGCGCACCCCCAACCCGCGAGTTGAAGTCTCTTGACGCTGCTGCCATCAAGAACTTCAATTCCAAGTTGAAGATCACTCGCTCTGTGCGGCCCGCGTCTGCTCCTGCGAAGCCCGCAGCCCCGGTGAAGCCCCCGACCCCCGGCCCGAGTGTCAACATGGAGAAGATGGCGAAGGCTCAGGCTGATGCGGCGGAAGCGAGAGCGAATGCCGAGTCGGATGCTGTTGAGGCGGCTGAGGCAGACGAGATGTTGGCGGATGATGCCGCTGCCAAGAAAGCAGAGAAGGCGGCGGCCCCCACTGCCCCTCGAAAGGCCGGTAGGCCCCGAAAGGCCGCTGTGTTACCCCCTCCGCCCCCCGCTCCGGCTGTTCTCCCCCCAGCAGTTGACGAATCGCCTGATTTGTCAACGGGTCTCCCTGGTGAATGCACTCAGATCGAAGGCTGGGATCATGTGTGCAACAACAAGGGCGATAACAGTGACACTGATATCCAAAAGGCATGGATCGACTCCTGTATCGAGGTCGGCGGCGACAAGGATGAGGCTGAGTTTACCCCGGCTGATTGGGCAAGGGTGCGCGATCTCGTAATCAAGGACCTCGCACTCTAACAAAGTGAGTCACGAAGGACGACTGAACGGGTAGTTTAGTCCAAACACTCCTGACTTAATGGCTAGATTGGGTTTCATAGAATCCATGTGTCAACTTTGTAGAGTCGATCTCCGCCACGCTAGCCCCTCGCTCCGGAAATGGGGGGCCTTTGGCGGAGAATTGTGTGCGTCCTTTACTCCCGGACGGTAAATTGGAGTAGGTTGCGGCCGGTAGCTCAACTGGATAGAGCACGCTTAAGTGATGAGATGCGGGTTCAAGCCCCGTCCGGCCCATTATTTCCTATGCCAACAATCTGCAAAATAGAATTGCTGTTGGAAAAGTTTCAAGGGAACGCCTACCCCGCGATGCTCGGGGTTTTAGCAGAGCATCTCGGGGTATCAGCAGCTTCTCTCTCTCGACTTGCTCTGGGCTGGGTGCCCATTGTCGAGTTTGCGAAGGGGCCTAACTATCAGGGATGGTGGGCGATTCCTGAGCGGGATGCAAACGGTGAACCCGTGGGACTAAGCCTTCGCTCACTAAATGACATGAAGGTCATGTTTCCCAAATCGAAACATGGACTCATCTATGGGGTAAACCCCAAGCACAAGCGAGGGGGAATGGCGTATCAGCCTGGGTCTGAGAATTGGGTGCGGACGATGGATGCGGGGGTTTTGTGCCCCATTTGTACAAAGGCCGATGGCTGCCTACTGTCAGCGGAAAACCCTGAAGACCCTAAAGCCGTCATCTGCATCAGGGTTGACTCGCCCCGGCGGATGAAGATGGGGCATCTCCACATCCGCAAGGCAGAGGGGCAGATGTCCTCTGATACCTCTGCCCTGCCCCCGAGCGAGTATCCTGTTATCAATGTAGAGGGGATGAGTGACGTTGCAGCAGCGATGGATATGGGGTTTGTCGCGGTGGGTCGCCCCTCAAATCAGGCAGGATTGGGCGAGGCAGCCGAGTTACAGCGGGGCCGGGATGCCCTGATTGTCGGGGAGAATGACAAGAAGTCTGACGGGAAATGGCCGGGTAAAGAGGGCATGGAGGCCCTGGCGGAAGTGCTCAGACGCTCATGCAAGAGCGTGCGAATGGTTATGCCCCCTGAGCACATAAAGGATTTGCGGGCGTGGTATGCCAAGTACGGGCTGACCCGTGAGAAGCTACTGGCATATGCAGAGGAGAACGGGCGAGAGCATGTAGAGGGTGCGGTCCTTCCCGACGACTTGAATACCACGATTGCCTCCGTGTATCTCAATCAGAGGCATCGGCTCGGGGACCAATATCTGCTGCGGAATTGGCGGGAGAATTGGTGGAGGTTTTCCGAGGGCAAATACCGGAAACTCAGCGAGGCTGAGTTTGAGCAACCCCTGCTCTTGTGGGGCGATGGGAAGATGTACCTGTCGCAAACGGCAAAGGGGCCAAGCCCGGAACCCCTCAATCTCGGATCGGGTTTGATCGTGAATGTGGAAAAGCACATTCGCAAGCACACCCTGATTACCTCCGAGCAATGCCCGTGCTGGCTCAATGGAGTCGAAGGGGAAGACCCGAAGAACCTCATCATGTTTGCCAACGGGTTACTCAGCATCAATACGTTTAAGTTACAGCCCGAGACCCCCGACTTCTTCTCTACCGTTGCGATCCCCTACGCCTTTGACGCATCAGCGAAATGCCCGCTGTGGCTCAAGTTCCTAGAGGGCGTGTTTGAGGGGCCGGATCAGCAGCTAAAGATTAGTCTGTTGCAAGAGTGGTTTGGTTATTGCCTTGTCCCCGATACGTCAATGCAGAAGATGATGTTCCTGCGGGGGCCGACCTCGGCGGGGAAGGGCGTGATTCTCCAAGTGCTCAACGCCCTTGTGGGCGAAGATCAATCCTCTTCCACGAGTTATGGGTGCTTGGCTGGGGACTTCGGGCTTCAACCGCTGGTGAATTGCCTCATCTGTACCATACCCGATGCCGTTGTAACCCCCAAAGCGGACATGATGCGGGCGTTAGAGTTGCTGTTGAGTATCACTGCGGGGGATGGTTTGCAGGTCAACCGCAAATTCATGGAGGCGATTAAGCGGCTCAGGCTGTTCGCCCGTATTAGCATTGCCGCCAATGAGTTCCCCGAGCTAACTGACAACGCGGGGGCGATGTTGCGTCGGCTGAACATCCTCGAATTTACCCGCTCCTTCGTGGGAAAAGAGGACATCGAGCTTGAGCACAAACTGGTCAAGGAGATCGCGGGGATCGCGGTGTGGGCGCTTGCGGGGTTAAAGCGACTCAGGGAGCGGGGGGTGTTCTCGCTCCCTGAGTCCAGCAAGCTCGCCCTCGCAGAGTGGCGAATTACGACAAGCCCCCTCGCGTCTTTCATTGAGGAGTGCTGCGATATCGAGGTGGAATCAGAGGTGGGGAAAGATGAGTTATTTGATGCGTGGACGGGGTGGATTACAGCGAGGGGGATCAAGCCGGTGTCCCGTAGTCGCTTTATGGAGCGGATGAAAGCTAACGCTCCCTCTGCTCATAGTGCTACTTATGAGCGGGGCGGGATCGTTCACAGCGTTTATAGGGGATTGAAGTTAAAGGATTGGGCAGCGAAACAGTACACAGATCGCCCTAACTAACAGGAGTATGAGATGGGTGATAGGCATATCGAGGCAACAATCTGGATCGGGGATTCGGCGCATGTACGGATTGGATTTTCGGAGGGGGATGGTTTTCTGGATTTATTCGAGCGGATGAGCGACCGCGAAAAGCGAGTATACGTGAAGAGACGAATCCTTCTGGATGATGTGGAGCTTGTCAGCAACTAACTAACAGGAGTTACATTGAGTTTACCTACTGAAAAGAACGACCGTAAGGAACGTCCGATTGCTCGCGGTGTACTCGATTATTTCCCTGACGCCCTAGCAGAAGTAGCCCGAGTGAGTTTCATTGGCAATCAGCAGCATAATCCCGGCGAGCCGTTGCACTGGGCACGGGAGAAGTCAACGGATCATGCCGACTGTGTAGCACGGCATTTGATCGAACGGGGTACGATTGACACAGACGGGCTGCGGCATACAGCGAAGATTGCATGGCGTGCGCTTGCGATGCTTCAAGAGGAATTGGAATCGACCACGATTGAGCGTTTTCCCCAGAACGACCCCTACACCCGGCCCTACATCGAACCCGAACCCACGAATCGAAAGCTCCGGGATAACCGTCCTGTACCCCCCACTATCGAGGGGTCGGATACTCCAGTCGGGTATTTTTATACCCCTTATCAGATAGATGCTTGGAGTACATTAATTGTCCTCGGATGCGACCCCGATGTGGCGAATTATATCACCCGAGGCATGAGTTGCGGGGTTAAACCCGGATACGCCTCCCGGTATGTTTACCTTGCCGGTCCCATGCGTGGGCATGAGAAGTTCAATTTTCCTGCCTTCGACAGTGCCCGCGATAAGCTCCTACTAAAAGGCTGGAATGTCGTCAGTCCTGCTGACATTGATCGGGCTGCTGGCATCGGAGATGTAGACGATCCCAAACCCTTCGTCTACCGTGATCTCTTTGCCCTGCTCCTGGTAGCGAGTCATAAAGGATCAATCGCTATGCTACCGGGTTGGGAGAGGAGTACGGGGGCCTGTGCTGAGTTCTTCTTGGCTCGATGGCTGGGGTTGAAGATCAGGGATGCACAGACAAGGGGATTGATGCGAGCGGGTCAAGCGTATGCCAATTTGCTAAACTCCGTCGATGACTATTTGGACGGCCAAGTGGAGGGCAAATGAGTCGAGTTTTAGTGTGCGGCGATATTCACGCTCCGGTAACTCACCCCGGCTATCTCTCTTTCTGCTGGGATTTGTTCAATAGGCACAGATGCAATAGCGTTGTGCTCATCGGCGACGTGGTTGATTGGCACAACATCTCTTTCCACTCGCGTCACCCCGACGCCCCAGGCCCAAGCGAGGAATACGCGAGGGCAATGGCGGCTGTAGCCGGGTGGGTAGAGATATTCCCCCACGCGAGGGTGTGCATCGGCAACCACGATGAGAGGTTAGTCCGCTTGGCGGAGACGGTGAATATTCCCGCTCAGTTGGTGAAGACGCTCAAAGAGACGTGGGGCACGGGTCGGTGGAAATGGGAGTATGATTTCATCATTGATAACGTGTACTATTTTCATGGTACGGGGTGCTCAGGCATTCACCCCGCATATAACGCCATGAAGAAGATGCTGATGAGTGTGGTGATGGGCCACTGTCACTCCGCAGCCGGGATCAAGTGGGCGGCTAATCCCCTTCGTCGTATATTCGGCATGGATGTAGGCTGCGGGATTGACGACAAGAAGTACGCTTTCAACTACGGGCAGTACACGAAAACCCGGTCAATCCTTGGGGCTGGGGTCGTGTTAGACGGTGTGCCTTACCATGAAATCTGCCCTATCGGCCCCAGAGAGAAATATTGGAAGGGCAGGTTCAAATGACTTGTCAATATCGAGGACCGGAGGAAGACCCCTGGTTGACTCTTATATTCTGTGCGGTGGTGCTCGGGGTGATGTTTTTGCTCATGTGTCTACATCCTTAGTGAACCTCTCCGGGATAAGACGCCGGGTACGATCATTGCTATGGCTCACATATGACCCCCCTATTGCCCATTAGAACCCGAGACGACCTAACCGTAGTAATGGCAAACTACGCACCCACTGCGGCGTGCAAACGGGCGATAGGAGAGGGTCGTTTCACGATTCTCGGGGGGTTCGCATCCCCCGAGAGTCTTCCCTGTTGGATCGTGCGTGTTGTATGCAAGCACGGTCAAACCCACAATATCAGGGTGAGTTGCTGTGAGAAGAGACGAACCTATCAGATCGACTTCCCCAAGTGCATTCCGTGGGCTAACTGGATTGGAACGCGGGGTGGAAAGCGACCCCTGATTGATGGGGATGACCCCAAACGCGGGGCCTTTGAGAGAATGAAAGCGATATCAAATGACAAGGAGTAACACCGCATGAACGGATATTACAGACCTTTCGACAACTTCGTCATCGACGATGTTTACTATATTGACGCGACGGTTGATCCACCAGGCCGAATGCCCGAGGGCGACGTAACACCCTTTGTATGTCAGAGTTTTATCGTGTCACATGGAACTGCTAAAACTGATCCGTACTATCGGCGATGGAAAAGAATAGCCCTGCGAGAATTGCGGAAGTTTGTAGGAAAAGATAGAAAGGTTACGAACCTTCGTTGCATCGGACCTATGTGGAAGAAGTAGTACATGGAAGAAAAACCAAGACAACCCCCCCGGCGGGTCAAGATGTGCGATGCCTATGACTACATCAGGGCACACTTCCCTGATACAGGGGGTGTATCGAGAATGACGCCCTACAACTGGGCGAAGATTGGCATCAGAGGAGTGAAGTTACAGACGATGAGCCGAGGCTGGCGGATGTATACAACAAAGGAGTGGATCAGTGCTTTCCTGGCTAATACTTACACCTACAGATAGGATCGACCTTGAATGGATTGGGGTCGATGACCTTCTCAAATTCGCCCAAGCAGATGGTGTGTTGTGGTGGAACCGGCAAGGGATCATCGGATATCTCTCCCCCGGTTTTCTACGGAGCGTCTGTCATCTGTACATGGACTACCGGAAGTTACGGGCCTTTGGTCTGGGTGAGGGGGAGATTTCTAAGAGTATCCGGACAATTGATTGGGCGCAGGTAGCATACAAACGGCCCGCCTCAGAATGCGACCAGAAGTTTGACAAGACGCTCAACCCCAAATCCCGCCCCAAGCCCCCCCATTACCGAGGCCCCGATCAATAGCCAAAAGGTACGCCGTACTCGCAGGATCACACCCCCGTGAGATGTTTCGTTCATGTTATGTGCTCCCACCATTTGCTGCATTTGAGCGGGGAATACTACCTCAAGGTAGTGGTCAAAATACCGCCGCACTTCTAGCTCGGCAATCCGCTGGATTTCTAACTGTTCTGCCCCTGTCAGCATGACTCCTACTCCTCCTCTTGTGCGGCGGACTCTCTCAAGTCTCCTATATTCAACCGCCCACTCCGCCGATTCCTATTGTACTCATCCAGCAATGTACGAGCTTTTCCTGTGTTTCCAACCCGCATTGCAGCGGTTGCCTGATTCTTCAAATTTTTTGAAGCTTTACGTTCGCTAGTATCCCGTGGAGGGTATTGCACATCGGAAAACACCATCTTTTTCCCGCCGGCGGGCAGTAGTTCGTTATGCTTATCCATCCATGCCCGTGCCGTGCCGGGGTCTCCACCACTGTATGCTGTATAAGCTCTTCGCCGCATGTCCATCAGGGAAGCATTGAAGTCCGCCTTCGCTACTTCCTTCCTGGCGTGATACCCGTGCCCAAAGGGTGCCCAGTAATACAGGGCATCGCCCGCGAGCGGGATATACCGCACAGCCCTGCTGCCCTTGCCCCAACTCTGGCCTGTCACGTCTTTCCAGACATCCGTAACGAATCCCACGGGAGGAGAAACGAAACGTAATGCCGCCGCTACCGGGTCTGAGGCTGCTGTTTTAAGGGCGTGTGTGCTTAGGCCCGCCAAACCTAGAATTGAATTGACTGCCGCGAGGGGCAAATCCTCGGGTTTGACATCCTCACCATGCAAAAACTTATAGAGTAAATCCTTGCCCACGTTGGCAATCAACATTGTCGTGGTGAACCGGGCTAGAGTCTTTATGCCCTCAGTTCGTTCGCCCGGAACTTTACTCGCCAATTTCCGAAGACCATTCCTCACCACAAAACTCAACTGACTGATCTGGAAACTACGAAGGGTGTAGAGGATGCGAAGATTCGGATTTTTGATATAGGCTTCGGGCATACTCATCAAGGAAGTAGGTTGCACCTCGCCCACCTCTACCATCTCTACGAACCCCGTCCGGGCAGTTTTCTCCCCCGATCTGTAATCCGCCACGGTCTTATTAAACTCCGTCTCACCCAGCATTGGTTTGTATTTCCGCTCAAACCGCCCATACTCCGTCCCGGTCGGGTTGCTGGCTAGTTTCTGATAGCGGTCGTGAGCCGCGTTTATAACTAGTTCTTTAGAGAAGCGATCGAACCGCGATAGACCGGATAGTTTCATCATCCTGCCCACCGCTCCCGCCAGTTTTCCTACCTCCCGAAATTCCGTGCCCCTATCGTTTAGACCAACCTCCCGCATAGCTACCTTGTGCTCCGCTGGGGAGAAACCCAGAGCCGCTTTCATGCCGGTCGCAGCCGACTTAAACCCATGTTTACCGGCGGCAAAAGAGGCGTCGATAACCTGATTCCATGCCGTCCGGAGTTGCCCAAGCGTAGCCAAATGGATCAGTTGTGTTGCGACCCGAACTCCCTTCGATGCCCTAGCCGACTCCCCCGTTAGGAGTGTTTGTAACAAACCCGTCATCTCCGCCTGATGCTCGGGCTTCATCCTGCCTGCTGTAATCTCATCGTATACAATCTTACCGATGCTCTCTTTCAGCATAGAGGGATCATCACTCTTGCCGAGAAACTTGGCCCGCTCCCCAGCGGTAATCATCTGTTCAAGATACTTCGTGTGGGATGACAGGAAATCTTGATACAACGGGACCTGATCGGGGGTTAATTCGCCGATCCTTCGTTCTCGGGCGTTAGGGGGGCCGACCGCACCGGGTTTCTTGGGGCCGTAACCCGTCGTCACCTTATTGGCGATCTCCATTTTTTCAGCTGTCTGAAGTGGCCCACCCCTGTTGAGTTCGGCCTGTTTCCACGCGGCCTCGATCTGACCCAACTCCTCAGTCCCCACCGACGCCTTCAGAGTTGCAAGGTCTTTCACAAACCGGGGCCAGTGTTCGGGGCCGATGTCTCCTGCATTTACCCCATTTGCCCTCGCCTCTTCAAAGACTCGCCTACGAATTGCAGACAACTGATCTACGGCCGCCCGTGCGCTCTCAGGAAGCAGGGCTTTCGCCGCATCAAACTGTTGGCTCTGGAGCAGGCGACTGACCTCCTTATACTTGGCGGAATCTCGCCCGCCCAAGGCAGTAGTGAGTTGTTCCATCAGGAGAAGTGACTCACGTTGAGCGCTTTCCGTTGCAACGCCCGTATCATACTCCCTTCGCCGCAGTCGCCCGTATATCGCAGAGGATATGTCCTCGATCCGTGCCCATATCGGGGCGAACTTCTTACCCGCCGACCCCTGCACTTGACTCGTCACAGCCCTAATCTCGTTCGGTTTTTCTCTCGTCGCCTTTGCAATCGACGCCCTTACGGTCTCTTCCCGAGCCGTTCGCTGTTCCGGCGTCTCTACTGGGGCGGTCTGGGGCACTTCTGAGGGTTGAACTCCCTCTAGGGCCTCTCTTTCGCCCGGACCTTTGTTAATCTGTCTCAGGACCTCTTTCCCATAGGCAATCGACTCCCTCCTCTGAGCATCCATGGATTCTTTGATCTGCCGGGGAGTTTTGGCCTCTCCCGGGATCGTGTACCCATTCGACTCCCCCCACCACCGCAATCGGCGAGCATTCCAGCCCCACGCCTTCGAGGGCCGCTGGGGAAGATCAGTCAAAGAGTCGCCCCGCTGCTCAGCAACCCGAAGTCTCAGGCTGCGGATGTTATCGGCCTTAGAAATGTCGTAACCGTTAGCCTTTGCCCAGCCTTTTAATTTCGTATACGACCAGTCGCGGGCCTCACCGGGGATAGCCGGCTTTGCTCGCTGTTCAAGGGAGGGTTTACCCTGATCCGCCGCTACGGTCACATCAGCGAGATTGCCGACGTTCTTACGAATCGGTTCATTCGTCACTTGAGATTGAGTCTCAATGGGGCTAATGGCCTTAGCCATTTCGGGGGGTTGGGCGGCTTCTCCCGTTGGAGGCTGTTTGTGTTTCTCGATATACTCCAGCAATTCAGTGCGGCCCTCGGGGACATTCCGCTGGGCTTTGATCGCGGATTTCTCCGCCTCTACCCCGGCATCAGCTTGTTTCCGCAACTCTGCAATCGCGGTCGTATCCCCCGGTTTGCGGATCACCGTATCCCATGCGATAAATGGTCGGGCCGCAGCGGGCAAATCAGGGTATTGAGCAGCCAGCCAGCTATCGAATTTCCCATTGACCCGATCCATAGCCGCTTTCACACCGGCCCGGTCCTTTATGCCCCGCAGAATGGCGGGGAACTCATCGCCGCCAATGCGGTAGGCCGCCGATCCCAGATAGTCCTCTGGGCGGTCCTTTTGCGGGGGCATGCGCAATTCATCGGCCATTAGCTCATGCACCTTGCCCAGCATCTCATCCCCGCCCGCGTGCCCATAGACGGTGTTCATTACCTTCAACCCGCCTACATCGGTTTCCACGAGAGCAATAGACTCGTTTCGCGTATCCGCGTCCGCGAAGATTCGTGTTGCATCCTCGTGATACTGTACCTCGTTGGGGGCTTTCGTCAGGGGGTCGGTGCGCCTGGCTATCCTCTCCTCCCGCAACTGTTGTTTGAGTGAAGTGAGCGTTTCATCCGGGCGGAATTCTGTGGTCGGGGGTTGCTGTTCCTGTTTCCCCCTCGCTGCCTTCTCTGCGGGGGCTTCTGCGGTCGGGGCCACGGGTTGCACTCTCGACTTTGCTCCACGAATCCCCCGAGCTAACCCCGGAGCGTGGGTAACAGCCGCAGCTATAACGCCCACAGCCCCCGCCTCTCCTGATCCCTCTGTAAGACTCTGTTCGGGGTTCAGGGTGAGTTTCTTGATTACATCGTCCCCCGCCTGAAGGATGGTCATGTCAGACATCCCCAGACCCATCTCTAGAGAGTATTTCCCGATAGCATTGACGACTTCAGATTTGAATGCAGTGTTATTGGCCAGACTACCCAGTGTAACATTTGCTCCGGCAGGACGGAACCTGCCCATCGCAAGGGTGTTCGCCGCGATAAGCCCCGCCCCAACCAATTCGACCATTACCGGAACATCCGTACCTTGTTGCCGGGCCTGTTGCACCTGTTCTCGAAACTGCCCCGCACCGCTGGCCGCACCCGCCACAAGTCCCGCTGGTCCCAGCATGAAGGGAGTAGCCCCGCCTACAACACTCCCCGTCGTTGTTCCCCATGACTCAGGGTCCGCTGCCAGCACATCGGAGACGGCCTCCTGCCCCTGAGCGAGCGTCAAACCACTGACACCGCTGCCTATACTCGGGTTGATGACTTTAGCGACGTTCGGCCCCAGACTAAGAGCCGCATTCAAACCCGCATTCGCAGCGTTTCGGACGAAACCCTGATTCTCGTATTGCCTGCGTAACTGATCCTGTCGATATGCCTCTTCCTGAGTCGCCATTCGCTGACCCGTCTCCGGGGTCTGTTGATCGAACACGCTGTATTGTTGCCGATGGGCGTCCAAAATCGCTATCTTCTCGCTGTTGGACAGAGGACGCGGGGGATGAACTTGTTGTTCCTGGTAGCTGAAAGTACCGTCTCCGGCGTCTGTCTTAGTTAAGTCTACCCCCGTCTCTATCCGGCGAATTTCGTTGTTTGCCCGATCTCTCCACTCTTCGGGATTACTCCTAGCCCTCAACCCCGCAATGCCAGCGGACAATCCTGACTCTGCCACTTGATCGAAGATATCCCCCTTACTCCCCCCAGAGTGCGGGGCGCTCAACTGTTCTGCCACTTGATCGAAGATATCTGGCATAGTCTATTACCTAAAAGGAATAACCTTGTTTCTGAGCAAGTTGTCGGGCTAAGTTCCTATCCCCCTTGGCCACAACCAGAAATTTAGCCACGATCTCAGGAGTAATCTGTTGCCCCTGTTGTGGCTGTCCCCCCTGAGCCGCTGATGCCGCTGCGGGATTTGCGAGAGCGTTTCGCTGCTCCTGCAAACTCCTAATATTGTTCAACTCCTTCTGATACTCGATCAGTCCCTTCGTACCTGCTAAATCGGGGGGCTTGTCAATATATGAGGGGGTGTACCCCCCGAAGGAAGCAACATGCCAGAGATTTTGCGCCTCTTCTTTAGAGGGACCACTGGGCTGACGGAATTCCCCGCTGTACTTCGCAGGAACCGCATTCGGGTCCACAGCCCCCTTGTCCCGCATATACCTCAAGCGAGCCTCAGCATCAGCAATCTGTTTGTCAATCCCGCCGATTTGTCTGCCCGTATCTGTGCGTCTTTCACTCTGAATCTGGTTGAGTTTGTCGGCGACGGCCATGCGTAATTGAGTAGGGGATACCGATTCATCTCCCACCAATGCCGCAAAAGCAGTGATGTATTCGGGGGGCAATTGACCAGACAGACTATCAAGGAATTCTTGTTTGGTTTTGATGGACGCTTTCTTGTCCGCGTCTTTAGCGGCAAGCTCTGTCCCCTTTCTTGCCACAGCACCATGCTCCCCGGCGAGTGTTCTAAACGCATTCACGTCTACGTTTGGGTCTTCGGCCGCTGACTCAAGCATCTTCTGGGTATCCCCCGTCACGCCCTCTGATTTAGCAGATTCGAGATATCCCCTTTTCATATTCCTGATAGACGTAGCCAACGGGGAGGCGTTGTCGTAGGCTGCATTGCTTGTAGACGTTGCCCCTCTCTGAGCCGTCTGCATCCGCTGGGCTTCAAGTTCAAGCTGTTGAGTCTGTGCAGCACCAAATTGTTGAGCTTGCTGACGCCTGTTTAATTCCTGAGTCC